TAGCCCACAAGTCACCCACGTCGTATGGCACAGTAGGCTGTGCGACAAACACCCTGCGCTTATGGTCGGCAGTGTCTTGTGCAAAGGCCGCTGCCTCAAGTGCGGCAATAACGGCAGAGTCGGTAATCTCCACCCACTCGAAATCGTGAGTAGTCTCGTCCTGACTGAATCTGAAAGCATAACCAGACGAGTTGTCATAGAACGTATCTCCGAGATGCTTTGTACGCTCAATAGTTGTTTCAGAAGCCGTACCACCATGGTCGGCCTCATACCAAGTCTTGTAAGGCTCTACATTCGTAAGAGGTATTCTGTTGGCTGGCGCACCCGATACCTCCTGCACAGGCATATAGTCGTAGAACCATGTTTCTATCTCTCCGTCAATCTGACTTTGCAGGTTCTCCAAGTCTCTTGTCACCAGTCCTGCAAACGTAGCAAGGTCGGTTGAACTACCAGAAGAACCGATAAACTCAACCTTTGCCTTGATCTTTAGTTCGGGCTGGCCACCAGTACCGCTTTGCTTGTATTCGATAAAGGTAGAGCCGTCGGAATCACCGACGTACATATCACCATACACATTCATGTATGCCTTGCCTGTAGCCGAGTTATAGCCGAGCGAGATATAGTTCCTGTCGACAAAAGTATATTGCTTTGCCTGCTTGTCCGACAACGACGTTGCGCCCGTGATGTCACCAAGACCCTGGAATATCTGATACGACGGGGCATCGTTTCCGTTGACATACTCGATGATGGCTCCACGTCTCGTCGGATCGTTCACGCTACCGAGCTGCACGATGTCATCCTGTGCCTGCGGGAAGTCAGAACCCGCCTCATAGCCTGAGTATGCCACACCCCCGATGGTCTCACTGCTGTTGTTCGAGAGGTCGGTCCAATAGTCACCGTTGTCGTTCACGATGGCAGCACCACTCGCGTCATTGCCAGACGTGCCTACGACGAGCCGCCAGAAGCGGTGCGATGCAAGGCTTCCGCTTTCCACGTTCGTCACCTCGCAGAAGGCCTGGTCGCCAATCTGAAAGTCGTTCGACACCTTCCCGTTGCTGTCCTCGCCACGGAAATAGCAGCGGAACTTCTTTACAAGCGACCTGTTGGCGTTCGTCTGCTCAAGGATATTGCCCGAATCGTCGAGCCAGTTCACATACACACACTTTGCGCCTGCTGCCGAGGCAATCCTGTTGCCGCCCGAATGCAGGAACTTGCGTATCTCCACGGTGTCGAAGTACGCTCTCATTCTGACGTACATCTCGTCACACTCAAGGTATGTCTTTCCGTCTGCATTGGTACGGAACACACCGCCCTGACCGCCAAGGCCAGAGAGGAACTGCTCACCGACCTGCAAGCCCTTGAGCAAGCGGATAAGACCTTTGGCAGTATCGTCGTTCACCTTCGAGAGGTACTTCGTGTCACCGCCTGAGCCTGCTATGATGTTGAGGATGGCATCGTTGCCGCCCTCTATCTGGCTCTGTATCTTCTCCTGCAACGTCATGTCCTTCTCGTCACGCAGCACCACATCATAGGTTGGTATGCCGTTGTTGCCGTTCTCCTTGATGGTGATATTGTCGATGAAGGGGTAGTAGTGTACATTCAGGTCGCTGTCCTCGAACTCCATCTGCATACCTGCATGAAGGGTGTCGTGGAGGCTTGTACCCTCTTCTGCCTCGTCATGCTCCTTCGCCATGTATATCTCGTCTATCTTAGGCAGATAGGTGTAGCGCATGTGGTCGATGGATGCAAGCTCCTTCAAGGCCTTCTCAAGCAGCTTCTCAGCACCCTTCTGGACGAATGCGTCGGGCAGGGGGATGCCGAGGACAACGAACTTGTCGCCCGTAGCCTGACCCTGATAGTTGCCGCGTCCGAGAATCTGATAGAGGTGTACCGACTGAACGTCGCTCTCCTGATACGGGAAGTATCTCTCAAGCGAGTCGTCCTTTTTCCTTTCGAGCGTCAGCACCCAAAGGCCTACGCTGTTTCTCTCGGCCTTCTGAACGGTGAACTCGCGGCCTACACAGAAGCCGTCCTTCATCGAGATGGTAACGGTCTCTTCTTTGTTGTTCCATTCGATACCTCCGTCGTCACCGTCCACCGTCATCGGCATCAGCTCAAAGGTGCTCGACCCTTCCTCGCCAGTCAGATAGCCGTTATCCTCTATCTGCTGCGCCCACGATACCTCGTCGAAGCCCGTTCCCTCAATGGTCGGGTAAATCTCTTCGTCACCGCTGTCGAAGCTCACAGAGCCTTCACGTATGCCGATAACATCAGCGTTTACGCTCTTGATCCAAGGATCGGTAGCGTCATTTGAGAAATAGGCCGTGTAGCCGTGCCATGTGGCCCGATATGTCTGGTAGTTGATGTTCGTTGCCCCGTGAGCCACCACCCATGCAAACAATGACTGAGTGGGGAATCCAGGCAGCATGAGCCTGTTGATGGAGAGCAGGGCAGGGTAGTTAATGCTCTGAGGAATGTATATATACGGCCATGTGTTCAGGTTCACGTTCGTGTCGATATACACTTGGTCATTGACACTCACATTGCCGTAGAATGTCTCGTCCGACTCGTAGTCCGTCGTCACCGTACCGCTGCTGCTTCCGTTGGTAAGGTAGATGCACAAGAGCTGGGGCGATTCCGTTCCTTCCGCAAGATAGGGCAGGAGAGTGGCTATCGACGTATGCTTCACGCTGTTCTTTGTGATAGAGACCTTCGTGTTCGAGCCGTCGCCGTTGATGGAACTCTTCACCGTGAGCCAGGGGATAGTCGTGTATAGCTTGTAGGCATCAAACGTGTTCTCTACCGTGCCGTCACTGCGCTTGTAGTCGCTATGGCTGTGAGCCTTCTCGCTGATGGTTGCATACGCCCGCTTGCCGATGTTGGCATAGTAGTTGATAGGCAGGTTCTTCTCCGAGCCGTAGGCAAAGAGTTTCGTCACCAAGCGTGCCGACTCATCGGTGGTGCGCTCTATCTCGTACAGGCCGTTACCCTTGCCGTATTCAAAACTCAAGTCACCGCCAAGCTGGATGGACTTGCCTCCGATGATGACGGCATGGTAGGTCGTTCCGCTGACCTTGTAGCTCGTCACGTAGAACGGAACTTCAAAGGCCGTGTACGACAGCTTCAAGGCATCCCAACACGACAGGTTCTCTATGCTAAGACTGACATCGGTCTTACCCTGCGTTGAAGAACTGTTATAGTAATTGTTCCATGTGGTCTGTCCTACGGAATGGTTGGTGCGCTGATAAGTCCTTGACCAATTCGAGGTCATCACCTTCCAATTAGAGAACTCGCGGTTAAGGTTCGCCTGTATTCGGTCTGCAAGGTCTTCCACGCTTCCAGCGAAGAACTGGAACGTCCCCTGCATGGAGTAGACGAGTTTGTTGGCGTTGTCTACGAGCGTGTTCAGCACAACGTCCTTGAAGCCGATATGCTTCAACTGTGCGGCCACGGAGTACAGCTTTACGTTGTCGTAGGTGAATCCCTCCCCATACGAGCCGCTTCTGGCCTTCTTGATGACGTTCGGATCGTAGTTTATCTCGAACTTCTCGCCACGATACATCAGGTAGTCACCGAGGGCAAAGGCAACAGGCTCTGGGCTTGTCACTTTCACGCTGACATACTCGTCCTCCATCCACTCACCGTGGTACTCCAAGTCCTTGACCTTACATCTCGTCACCGAACCAGCACTGTTGTATATCGTCCACTCGCTCATAAAATCTCTTAAATTTGCTTGCAAATATAAATTTTAATCGCATATTTGCAACTTTTTATGAGAAAATTTAAGTCTATTCAGAATAATTTATTTTTGAGCCAAAAGTGGTTAACGATTTATTTAATTTGACAAAATGAAAAAATGACCCTATATAAATAGAGCCAATAATAAATTAAAACAGAAAATAGTCAATAAAATAGTCAATCAGAATATTTGAACAAAAATCCGTTAATTGGCGTTTTTGCCTGTATGTGATTATAGATTCTTGTGTGAGTTATACCAAGCTCCATTGATGCGTCTCGCATAGAAGTCCATTCCTTAATTCTGTTGCCGTTATAGTCAACCATAATGATTGAGCGACATTTCGTATGTCTTCTCCGTTTGTATGGTTCACAGAACAAAACTTTATCTGTTCTCCATAAATAGCCACCAGATGTTCTATATGACTTATTCAACGCTTTCCTTATGCCAGATAACTCTATTCCTGTAGATAACGCTGCATCAAGCATAGATTTAAACTCATCTATATATTCTCCAGTAAGTGAATATCTGTATAATCTTATAGGGTAATTTGGACTGGATTTAGATAGGTGTATTTTGTTTCTTTCTCTTTTTAAAACGACCTTGCTTGAACCGAACTTCGCATGATGCTTGGTTAATTGGTTGTTTGAGTTTTCCTTCAAAGTAACCCATCGAAGGTTACAGGCACGACAATCAGTCCTTATGGTATTTATATGGTCAATGTATGGTTTATTGTATGGATTATCCACAAATACCTCGGCAACAAGACGATGTACTTTATTGCTCTTTGATTTTCCGTCTTTACTAAGGCCAATTATATAATATCCGCTTGTCCCGATTTGAGGATGCTTGATACAGCCTTTAACTAAATAACTTCTACCGATAGTGTCAACCACTAACCTGTCAAGTGACCTAACTCTACCCAAGTTCGAAACCTCATACAGACCTTCATATCCTTTTATGGGTTTCCAAATTTCTTCGCTATTCATACCCAATACATTTAAATAACCCAATACAATTTAAAAGCGAGGAAGGGTGTATTGGTTGCCCTTGTCGAACGGTTAATTACTCCGCCTATCCTCACGGTGCAAAAATACAAAAAAAATGCATAACCACCAAAAAAATCTGGTTTAAATATAAACATATTAAATTTTTATATATATTTGCCCCCAAATATAAAATAATAACGATATGAATTTAGGAACTTTATGGTTTGGTTCGGACATCGACCTCACTCAGTTAAGGAATAAAATCAATCAGGGCAATCAGGACATCCTCGATGCCCTCAAGATAAACTACGACCCGAAATCGTATCAGGACATGGTTTCAAAACTCAAGTCCGAACTATCTAAGGAAACGTTTGAGATAAAACTAAATGCAAATACGTCAAACCTGTCACAAAACCTGCGTCAGCAGTTAAGCAGAAGCGGATTGACGGGTGGCATCGACCATCTTAACGAGAAGATTAAAGACCAGACTATTGTTGTCAATAATCTTAAGACAAAACTTGCAGAACTTCAAGCGTTATACAAGAAAGTTACAACCGATCCTGCATTTACTCATTACGATGTTTCAAGCCTAAAAAACAACATTGCAAGGGTTAGTAGCGAGCTTCGTGGTGAAGTCAATATGCTTAACAACATGAGAGCGCAGAGAGAGGCTTATGTAAATTCCACAAAAGATACAATCCTGAATCTAAAAAGAGAGGCGCAAGAGCATCGAAACGCATCTTCTGCTGCATTGCAATCAGCAAGAGAACGTCAAAGAGTCGTAAGAGAACTGAACAGCGACCACCTAAGACTGAACACAACTATTGCAGGAGGCATTCATATATCCACGCAGCTTGGTTCAGCGTTAAGCTCTCTCTTTGCCGTCGATGCCGCCCGTCAGTTCCTTGGCCAGGTAATTGAGATTGGCGGTCAGTTGGAGAAGCAGCGTATTAGTATTGCCGCTATCCTTGGTGATGCCGCCAAAGCGACACACCTGTTTGAGCAGATTAAAGGACTGGCTCTTAAATCTCCGTTTGGAGTCGTTGAGCTTGACCAATACACGAAACAGTTAGCCGCTTACGGATTCAAGCAGAACGAGTTGTTTGATATGACCAAACGCCTTGCAGACATCTCAGCAGGTGCGGGACAGGATATTGGCCGTCTTACACTTGCATTAGGACACGTTCGTTCTGCTACCTACCTGACAGGTATCACACTCCGTCAGTTCTCGATGAACAATATCCCGATGCTTAAGATGCTCTCAGAATACTACACCGAACTTGAAGGTAAAATCGTATCTACGGCAGAGGTACAGGAGAGAATATCAAAGCGTCAGGTCAGCTATCAGGATGTTATCGAGCAAATCAAGCGACTCACGGACGAAGGTGGTATGTTCTACAATATGCAGGAGAAGATTTCCGAGTCTTTGGCTGCAAAGTTCAAGAACTTGAAGGATGCCGTCGATATTATGTACGGAGAGATTGCGGAAAGTTCTTTTGGCTCGTTCATGAAAGGTGCAGCAACGGATCTTACAGCACTTACAAGACATTGGAAAGAGGTTGCAAGTATGCTTGCCGTAGCCGCTGGCGCATTTATGCTTTCTAAGATTAATATCGGACTCAATACGCTTGCGGTTCAGTCAAACACGGCTGCAACCGTAAAGCAGATTATGGCAGACAAGCAAGCTATTGCCGCAAAGACAAGGCAGGCCACTATTACAAGAACGCTTACGGCAGAAGAGAATGCCAGAATTATAACCGTAAACCGCCTTACTGTAGCCGACCTCAGAAACGCTTTGGCCGAAGGCACGCTTACCAAAGAGGATGCTTTAAGACTTGTAACCCTCAGAAAGATGAAGATAGCACAAGCTATGCACCTTGTAGGGGTTCAAAACATAACAAAAGCTGAGATCCAGGCTGCCGTTGCTGCAAACAGGTGGACTGTTGCACTAAAAGGTGCTGCCGTTTCAATAAAGAATGCCTTTATGGGAATCGGTGCAGGCACTTGGTCTACCATAGGACTTATGGTTGGTGCGGAGTTGTATTCTGCATATAGCAGTTGGGCTGGGCGTATTGATGACAAATCAAGGGAAATGCAGGATGTAATCAAGTCACGCATTCTCGATCTTGACAAGCAGCGCAAGAATATTGACGGTGCAAGCAAGCCGAAGAATAGTAAGGAGATGAAAGCACGTATTGACGACATGAAGCAAGTGCTGGCCAACTCTGAGGCTTACACGGTAACACTTGACGAACAACTAAAAAAGACCACCGACACAAACAAGCAATATGACATTCTCGTAGGTGCTATTGACAAGGCTGTGACAAAGAACAAGGAAATGCTGAAATATCAGGATGCAATAGCAGAAATGATAAAGCATTCAAGTGGTGATTTCTGGTCAACTGATTATTCAGAAAACCTCAGATGGTTCTTTAACGATGACATTACCAAGAATATAGCCCAGACGCTTGATGCTTACAAAAACCTCAGAGGCATTATTGATGGCGCATGGGAGTTCAAGGATGCTCTTAAAGGTGTCATTGAGGAAATGTTAAAGTCAGGTAAGGTAAGCAAAGATTTTGCTGACCAGTTGAAAAATGCACCTTTTGAAGAACAAATCCGCATTCTTGCAACAAGTTCATACTGGCCTCAGATTGTTGCACAAATATCATCAACAAACGAAGGCTTCAAAAAGTTTGCAGACGATATAAAGGCCGCATCCGACGGAGTTAGTGAGAGATGGGAAGAGATTGCCAACGATGATATTCCTCGTATGCTTGAAGCCGAAGCAAAACGACGCAATATTTCAGAGCAGGAACTTAATAAATGGTGTCTTGAGAATATTGATGATTTCAAGATGATGCTTGATGGTATTGCCGACCAACTCGACCTTAAAGAGCCTGAAATAAGGAAAAGGCTAAAACGGATGTTTTACGACTATGTAAGATTCAAGAATCTTGCAGACCAACTTGGAGGCGATGAGCGAGGTCAGGGTATGGCCGCAGGAATGCTTGCAGGCGCATCCATCTTCTCGGACGAAGTACTCAAAAAGCTGTTAGACGATGAAACGCTTGCAGACTTAAAGGATGACAATCCCACAACCAACAAGAAAGAGAAGAAAGACAAGCAACTTGAAGCTGCAAAAACAAAGCTACAACAATATAAGGCTTT